CAACAAAAGAAAACAGCTAACACTGCTGGTGATAATGTGAATCATTTAGGTTTTAAGACAACCATGTCAACTAGACCACCAATCATTTCTAATCTTAGACGAATGATTGAAGATGAAGACATAATGATTCCATCCGCTATGTTATTAGATGAGCTACGAAACTTTATTGTTACAGAGTCAGGTAAGGCTGAAGCTTCAACTGGACACTATGACGATATGGTTATGTCACTTGCTATTGCTTGTGAAGCCTACAGAACACACGGACATGCTTTAACAAACAAAGCATTTAGCTGGGGTGAAATGAATACATTATATGAGCAGCCAGATACTAAATGGTTATAACTAGAGAGAGCGAGAATGAAAAACAAAATCGAAAAGATTGATGACGATCAGTTGATACAGTCAATAGATCGTCATATGCGTAATGCTACTGGTGGAAATACCAATTCATCAGACGTAAGCAAGAGAAGAGAAAACGCAGTATATGAAATGAGCTTAGAAGCCCAAGGTGACTTAAAGCCACAAGGCGTTAGTTCAATTGTATCCTCAGACTCAGCAGAGATAGCTGAGGGATATACAGCACTATTGACCAAACTATTATTGGACAATAACAAATTGGCTTTATTTACACCGTATAGCAATGAGATGGCTGCAGTAAAAGCGTCTCAGATTGCATCGGATGTTGTCAACTATTGTCTATTCAACTCAAATCCTGATGGATGGTCGAAACTTTCCACGTGGATAAAGTCAGCAGTTGTCTTTGGCAATAGTGCCCTTACATGGGGCTGGGAAGAGCATTATGATTATATTTTAGAGGAATATGAAGAAATTAATCAAGAAGCCCTAGACCAAATATTGTCAGATGTAAACGTTGAAGTTATTGGAGATTTAAATATTGCTGACGAATTTGTTATGAATCCTGATGGAACAACTCCAGTAGTATTTATAAATGTAAGGCTTCGAAGAAAGGTTGACAAATCTGGCGTAAAGTTACGCAATATACCGCCCGAGTCATTCCTGATTGATCGAGCAGCATCAAGTGTAACAGACGCAACTTTTGTAGGCATTGTTACAGAAATGACTCGCTCAGATATTAGAAGAACGTGGTCAGACTTAGATATTGATTTGGATGAGATTGGAGAAGAAGCAACTACAAGGAGCTCAAGCTTTTCATATGAAGCATTTGCAAGAAAGGATTCTGCTGGTATACAAAACTGGCTGACCAACTCAGATGAGGATGAAGAAGAAGCTAATATAAGTATTACTGTTATCGAATGTTGGATTCGTTCTGACAGAGATGGTGATGGCATTGCAGAACTTAAGCATGTGATTAAAGCTGGTAATACAATACTAGAAGAAGACGATGTGGCTTACGTTCCAGTAGCGGTGCTTAATCCTATTGAGATACCACATGAGTTTTATGGATTGTCACTTCTTGACATGGCTCGCCCACAGACACAAGCAACTACAGCTATCCTTAGAGGATTTGTAGAAAACGTGTACTTTGGCAACTACGGCAGAACACTAGCCGATCCTAATGTTGTGGATTTTTCAGCATTACAAAACCCTGTGCCAAAGCAGATTATTCCTACAAATGGAAATCCTGCAGCAGCAGTACAACAGCTCCAGCCAGAGCCTATGAGCACTGGTACAGCTGGAATGTTAGAATTCCTGGGGCTTCAGAAAGAGCAATCTACTGGGCTTAGCAAAACTGCTATGGGTTTAAATGATACGTTATATGTATCTGGCAACTCTGAGCAAAAGATGGCAGGTGCGCAGAATGCTGCACAGATAAGAGTAGAACATATCGCTCGTAGATTTGTAGAGACAGGCATTAAAGATTTATGTCGTGGTGTTTTAAGAGAAATGAAAGGCAATTTAAAAAATCCTTCTATGTATAAAACAGACAAAGGATATGCCACATTAACACCACAAGAGTTACAACTAATGCCGGGCAATATGGATTTAGACATACAGGCAAATATTGGAGAGAATTCAAATTCTTCCTTGGCAGAGAAACTAATACAGCTTACTCAGTTATTGCCACAAATGGCGCAAAGCCCAACGTCTGAGTCTTACATTAATCCAATGTCTTCTTATAATTTAGCTTTAGATATTTTGAAGAATATGGGTATGGACCCTACTAGATTTTTAAACGATCCATCTACTCAAGAATTTCAACAAGCACAACAAGAAGCTCAACAAAAGAAAAATCAAAAACAAGATTTAATGGACCAAGCCGAACAAGCTGCAATTCAACTAGACATTGCAACTAAAGAGGCTAATATAAGCTTGGTTAGAGCAGAGGCAGACAATAAAAAGATTGACAATAAACGTCAATTATTACAAGCTAACGATGACTCTAATAGAGATTGGGCTGAATTAAAGGTTAAAGCTCAAGGAACTGAAGGAGCAGAAATACCACAAAAAATACCTGTAGATTTTTTATCTCTTTATCAAGATACTGAAGAGGCTGAAAAAATTCAAGAGCAGCAGCAGATGATGATGCAACAGCAGCAGGAGCAATATGGACAAGAAAACAATGTTAATAACAGTGGCTATTGATAGAATTTCAGAATTAGCAACTGACAGTGAAGATATAGAAACTATTGTAAGTAGTACTGCTGCTTTAAAAACTTTAGGTATATTACAGGCTTTAGGTTTTAATCATATATCTATTGACAAATATGACGACATGAGAGATGAATGATGGCAAATTATAAAAGACAACCAGCATATAAAGCTGGAGAAAATGGCAAACCAAAAAAAGTATCGCCATATGATGACGCACAGAGAGTTCTGAATAAGGGCTACCAGTGTACTGAAATAAAAGATACAATGACAATGGTGACTGAGGATATACTTAACGCCTTGTTTCGCGAGTGGTTAGAAACTAAACACTTTGAAACAGAGCGTAGAGAGTTTATTTATAAGTTAGCAATAAGTCAAGGTGCTGTAATGAGCAATATAGAAAACGCTATTATGGCAAAAGATAATAAAGTTGAACAAACAAAAGGTGATGAATGATGAATGACAAAGAACTTTTAAAAAGATCATTAGAAAATATTGAAAAGCAGATGGATGCTATTATGCAGATATTTGCTGGTGGAAGACACTTAGCTGGTAATTCATTTGATTTTAACAATCTAATGACAACTAAGCAACATATTCAGGACTTACTTGCAGTGCCTGAAGTGAAGAAAGTAAGCAAGAAGTAAGAGGTTTTATTACAAACCTTTAGATGATTGATGACAGAGAGTTGTAATAAACTCTCTTATTTATAGGAGATATAATGTCAGAAACAAATAACGAAGCTACCCATACGGATGAGTCGGACGTTACTGATTTCGATTTCGATGCTTTGGCGGATGAAGTCTTAGGTTTAGAACCTGAGTCGGCTACCCAAGAGAGTGACGAAGCGACAGAAGAACTTGAAAGTGATGATCCACACACTGACGAGGACGCTGATGAAGTTGATGAAGCAGAGGATGATAACACAAGTGATGAAGAGGAAGAGGAGGATGAGTCTGAGGACGCTACCCAAGAATCTGAATCGGATGAATTAGACAATGAAATCGATATGGATTTTAAGGTTCCCGTGAAAGTTGACGGAGAAGAATCTGAAGTTACTATGGAAGAACTTGTTGCAAACTATCAAACAAAGCAGAGCCAGTCAAAAAAAGGGGATGAGCTCGCAGAGCAGGCAAAGGTTCTTGAACAAACTAGAGAACAAGCTGAAATTTATGCAAGAGTAAATGCAGAATTATTACAACGAGAGGACGCAAAAGATTTAAATATTTTAAAAAATTTGCAAGCTCAAGTTGATAAGGCATTTGATGAAGATGATTTTGAGGCTAGCAAGCTTAATAATAAGCTTAGCAAAGCTAAAGATGAATATTCTTCTAGAAAAACTAGTCGTGACAATTTATTGTCAGGCATGTCTGAACAATTAAGCACACAGGCTGAAGAACAATTTACAAATCAAATACAATACTTTAATAGTGTTGTTCAAGACTTGATTCCAGATTGGTCTGAGGATGTTGCCTTATCTAATCGAAAATTTGCATTAAGCATTGGATTAGATAAAAAAGTTGTTGATACCATGACTGACCCAATGATGGTTAAGGCTATTGATAATTTTAGAAGACTCTCGGAAAACTCTGATAAAGGAACAGCTAAGAGAAAACAAACTCCAGTTAAACGAGTGCCTACGAAAAAACCTGTAGCTGCGAAAACTAAAAAATCCAATAGGGTGGACGCTGCCAGAAAGAACGCCAGTAAAGGAAGAGCAACCGAACAAGATAGTAAGGTTCTCTTTGATAATGTTATTGACGGGATTTTTGAAAGCTAGACCTTACTAACCATAAAGGAAATATAATGGCTACAAACTTTACAACCAGTACGCAGGGAGGTATGCGAGAAGACCTAGCGAACTGGATATCCAACATTTCTCGTGATATGACACCATTCGTGTCCTCTATCGGCAAGGGTAAAGCATCAGCTACTCTACATGAGTGGTCCACTGATACTTTAGAAGCTGCTGCAGTGCAAGCTGCTGCTGAGGGATCATCTTTCGCAGAAAGTGATTCTCCTGTCGTTGCACGTCTAACCAACCGCACGCAAATCTTTACTAAAGGTATTCGTGTGTCTGGTACGTTAGAATCAGTCGATAAGGTAGGTCGCAAGTCAGAATTCAAATACCAAACTGAAAAGCGTGGTAAGGAAATGGCTCGTGACGTAGAAGCATGGATGCTTTCTGGCAACGTTTCTGCCGTTCACGGCAGTTCAGCTACTGGAAAAATTCAAGCTGCTGCTCGTAAAATGGGTGCATATCAAGCATACAGTACTGTCAACGTTGTTGCTGGTACGGCTGCTGCAGCTACTGGTTCTGGTGCCGTAACAGGTGCTGGAAACGGTACAAATATTGCAGTTGCACAATCAGGGCACACTAACGCTAATGTTGCATTAGCTGATATCAATGAAATCTTACGTGCAATTAATGGCGTAACTTCAGTAGCTCCAAACAAGCTAATGATGTCAACTACTAACAAAGTTAGATTCTCTGATTTAATGACAGGTACTACTAATGTACGTAGAAACATTGATGAGAAGGGAAAGCTTCGCCAATCAGTTGACTTATATGAGTCTGACTTTGGTGATGTTGAACTTGTACACAACTATCTAATGGCTAACACCGAGATATTTGTATACGATCCTTCTACAATGTCAATGAACACACTTCGTCCACTTCACT